TGACTAATAATGGATATTTTACTGTCAGAAATTATTTCAGCAACAATTGCACATGCTTTAGTAGATTTTCCAGTAAGTTTTTCACCAACTACTAAATCAGAGGTTTTTCCTGTAGGTCCAGTTAATGATGCAAAAGTTATTGTAGGAGCTGATGCTTCTGAAGTATCAACAGATTCAAAAACCCCATGTACCTGAATCAAATCAGCAACATTAAGAGATATATCTAAATCCTGAACTCTTGTACCATAAGGGTAATTTCCAGAAGTCAAACCGTCATTAAGAGTGGTTGAACCAATACCAGATGCAGAATCAATAGATTTATCTACTACAATACTATTAACTCTATTTCTAATTTTCTCCTTTGCCTTAGGTTTTTGCTTTTTCAGTGTTGTAATGAGAGTAGCATCATCAATACCATCACTTAAACCCTCAATTTGCAATCTAGTAGAACCAGAGGTTATTTTAACTCTATCTTCTGTTAAAAGTTCAGTAGTACCATCACCTTTTATTAAAGTATACCTTTCTGGTTTAAATGGTAAAAATGTTTCATTTGTACCAGCTGCAACTTGCTCTGAAAGTTGACCTCCATTAATAAGAACACTTTGAGTTTTTCTTATTCTTATAGTTCCATCAGTCAAATCAACATTGGAAATATTAGCATTTGGTAGTATAGTATAATATGAATTATCATCAGAATCTTGTAAATCTGTACCAACAACTGTTAAATCAGAAACTTGAGTAGTAACAGCAGGTAATTTACCATCAGCTACACCAGTAACAGTACTAACACCTGTTACAACCACATGAGTTGTACCTACACTGACAACTGATGCCATAATTGGTTCATTAAATTCACTAGTCTCAGCAGGACTAAATTTAACAATATTTCCAACCTTAATATTTCCAGGAAAGATGGGGTTAGTACTCCTTATTGAACTAATAGTACCACTTGGATATCCAGAAAGACTAGAATCCCATGCAGTAGGTGAAAGAGTTGCAATTCCAATACTAATACTATTTGTTTGAACAGTGTCTGCAGAGAAGGTCTGTGCAGCACCTACAGTATTCATACTAGGTCCATTAGTATTTCCAAATACTGATTTAACATCAGAAATACCAAAAGCAGTTACTGCAATAGCAACTCTTGTGTTTTCTACACCATCAATTATAAAATTCTCATTCTTGATGAAATCTCCCTCTACTTCATATAAAGATAATGCAGTACTACTAGTTACAGCATCCTTTAAAAATGCAGTAGCTCCACTATGCTTTCCTTTAATATGAGTAGGAACAGTTAATGTTATATTTTCATTTAAAGTAACTTCAGTAACTGTTTGAATATCATATAATTTTAAATCCCATTCATTAACATTTGAGTTTGCTCTGTCATATGACCCAGAATTTAAATCTGTGTCATATACTCTAGCAACACCAATTTCCTTACCTGCTGGTAATGTAGCAGCAGTTCCTACTCTTTTATCTCTTAAACTTAAGACATAAGTATTACCAATACCAATCTGAGGTGATCCATAAACTCTATTTAATTTTAAAGTAGCTCCTGTATTAAATTCAAGTGCTTGATTTTCTACAAGTTTAGTAGTTCTTGGTTTAGGAGCATCCAAATAAGTTGGAACAACAGTTTCTATATCATATCCTTTTACAAATGCTCTACCTGGTGAAATTTGATATAATGCAAGACTCTCTGAAGGTGACTTGCCACTAGGTGTTACTTGAGTACTATTGTATATTCCATTATTACCTTGATAATTATTTAAAGACTCTTTTGCTTTAGTTGTAAATGGTTTTACATAATAATCTCCAGATTCAGCATAAGTTCGTCTAGCCAATTCATCTGCAATATGCTGATATTCAGTACTTTCTTTTTTAGATTTTAATACACCTTCTTCTACCGTTGCGAGTTCAATAAAATTATTATCATCAAAATCATCTATTGACTTTTTAACTAATGATGTTGTTATCTTAAGTCTATCAGCACCAGGAGCAGAAAAATTAGTAAATCCTCTTGCATTATCATTTAAATTGGGATTAATATCTGCATTAATTATCTGTTCACTCATAAAGAGTCCAACTCTATAACTGGGAGAGTCGGAATATTGACTTAAAATAATAGATTGACTACTTACTGTTAAAAATTGACCTCTTGCAAAATAAATTCCTTCGGAAATTGAAAATATGGATCCTGTTGAAATTGCATTTGACGCTAATGTTGCTCCCCACGCCTCTCCAGAAGCAATAGTAGTATTAGCAGATATAATATCTTTGTCTACACTCAATAATTCATCGTCTAAAAACTTAGAACCACTATTATCGGAAGTGCTAGAACCAACGTAATTTATATAAAGAGTAGTATTTCCTCTTTCTGAATTTCTTCCTATTAAAATCTTATCTACAACAGCTGTCACCCCTGAAGTTAATCCAGTAATTGTTGCTCCTCGTATTTGATTAATATAATCACTTAAAGGAATACCTAGATATACATTTTCTAATTGAACACAATCATGAGGACTTATAAAATTGGTATTACCAGGAACTACCTTAGCACCTTCTTTAAAAAAGTGTTGACCAAATTTTTCAATCTGATTTTGTAAAATTGATTGAAGATTATTTAACTCCCTTGCTTGAACTGGATAAGCTGGTTTGAATAATACTTTATAATAGTCATTATTTGCATTAAAATCATCAAAGTATGGAGCTACGTTTAGATTAGTTTCCTGTGGCATGATTCTTTAGAATTGCAAAATGACTTTAATATCTTCTTTTTGATTAGTAGACCTGGTAATTGAAGGTCTATTATCAACGTAAATAATGTTTCCAGAATATTTTCTAACTTCTGGATTCGCCACTCCTTTCGTGAATGACTGTCCAAGGTAATAGGTTTTACTATTTATTACAGTAGATATACCTGTAAATGAACTATGGATCCCTAAAGTAACGGATCCTCCAGTAATATTTAACAATCCATACTCAGGAGATGTATTAGCAGTACCGTTGGTATTAAATCCAGCAGTCGTTCTATCTTGCCAATACTTCAAAACTTGAGTATTTTGATCATAAGAAATAACTCTACCAACTGCGGTAGATCCGATTCCAATAGTTTGAGTAACAAAAGCATCAGCTTCAAATGTAGCACTACTTGCACCAACTCCTGTAAGTTTTAAAGCATATGTAGCACTTGCTTTATCAATTTCTAAATTAGAACTTGTTCCATATGATTTGGGATTTTGTACAATTCCAACACGAGCAAATTCATTTCCCGTTATAAAATCGGGATTTCCTGTATCATTTTCAATTCTACAATATATAAGAGAATTTTTCGCACCCAATTCACGATATATATCAGCTCCATGACCCCCTTCAGGTGGTATGATAACATTAAACGCAGGAGCTGTACTTCCTGCTGGTACACCACCTGCAACTACATCTAGAGTACCAAAACTATAACCCGCACCTCCCTTAGAAATAGTTACGGATTCAACTTTAGATGCACTATTAATAACAACAGTTGCTTCTGCTCCTGATCCATCACCTTTAATAGGTACTCGTGTATATGATTGGTTTGCAGTACCTAATCCAGCACCTCGATTTGTAATAGTAACAATTTTAAGTTGACCACTGGTTGCAGCATTTTCTCTTACGGGTGCATCCACAGAATTGGTTTCCCAATCCGACGGAACAGGCATAAAGTTTGTAGAATCAAATTTTGTGATATCACCAGGTTTAATCGTATAAAGATATTTCCAAATATAACCATCACCACTTGTTCCAGCCGCTCTTGGTTCTAAGTCTGTGAAAGTTGGTTCATCTAGGGATGCTTTTCCTTCTGTATTATCTGGGTCAGTTCCATTTTGAAGACAAATGTAAACCCTAAAATCAGAGTTTATAACAAAATACTTTGCATCATATAAACTGATGGCATTCGATGGTTTAGAAGGATTCTCTGCTCTAATATCATTTCTATACATATCATAAGTAATACCTGATGCCCAAGTATGTTTAGGAACTACTTGTTTGACATCAGAAGATGTTACTTTTTTCAAAGCAATCATACTATCCCAGTATTCATTCTCTTGATTAAAAGAATCTCTAGGATTTGGTGGAGTAGAATTCCAATTAGAATCAACTTGGGTTGCATTTGGTAAACCGATCCACGTATAATATGAATTAGTTGTCGATGCTACACTAGCGACAAAATCTTTAGTATTTAATATACGAAGTTGATCCGTTATAATTGCGGCCATTTTGACAATTTTTTAGTTATTTATTAAGTTTATTAACCAGAATAATCTTTAGATTTCAAAGGTGTTACTCTTGTAATAAGAGCAGATGTAGAAAGTCCAGTAAATCCTCTATCCGTATAGGCAGTAAATGCTTTAGGAGATGTTCTAGAACCCAATGATATTCTACCCCATGAGAAATTACCATAAAATTCACTCACACCCATTCCAGATAAGGAATTCCAACTAGAAACACTAGTTGTTACTCTAGCAACATAAGTATTAGCAATACCAGGAGTAGAAGTTTCTGCCACTGAAACAGCAGCCACTTCATAAACATTATCTATAAATGTAGTTCCTATACCTAATACAGATCCATTTTGATATATAGAAGTCAAACCATTTCCAATATTACTATTAGAAACTGTAAAGTAATATCCAGTTTGAATACCACTTATAGTAACAGCAGTTCCTGTTACGGTAGCATCTCTCATAAATGAATCAGTTGGAATATACAAATCAAATACAACACCTGTAGATGCAATACCTACTGTGGTTGTAGCAATTCCAACAATTGTTCCAAAATCACCCTCATAGGTATTTGAAGCATTAATTTCTTGTGTTAAAGAAGGAACTTCAATAAGAACCTCAGGAGGACTTGAAATAGTATAACCAGTACCAGGAGATGTAACGGTTATTGCAGAAACTGTATCTCCCGTAAGTGTAGATGTAACACTTGGTCGAGTAGTTGTTCCCAATCCAACAGGAGTAGCAACGATCACCTCAGGTGCAGAAGTATATCCTGTTCCCCCATAACTTACAACAATAGAAGATATTGTATTAGCAATAGAAACAACAGCAGTTGCAGCAGCTCCCACAAGATTCTTCTGAGAAGTCATAGAAATCTTATGAGTATTAGCACTTGTTTGAGATTCGTTATCAGGATCAAAGAATGGTCTTATACTTTCTACAAATATAACAGTTGATCCAACACCTACAGATTGAATAATAACAGTTGTGGGATTAACTAAAGCTTCCAATTCTGGTCTTGCTTTACTTACAATTTGACCATCAATAATTTTATCTGCTCCTTGTTTAGTCCAATTAATAGTTCTTTCACAATCTGGATTACCATTAATACCAACACCTACATATGCATTGGTCTCAACAATATCAGTAGCAAGAATTTTAGTTCCTAATCTTTCATCCTGAAGTAAAGATCTTGCACATAAATTAGCATCACCTTGAATCTCAAGCATATCACCCTCTTTAACAGTCTCTAAAATATCTGTAAAGGTAACATCAACATCTCCACTTCCTTTATAGAAGAGAATCTTACAAGTATCACCATCAAATGTACCATCAGTATTTGGTCCTTTAGGTGCTTCAGAGAAAGTAAGAACACTACCATTCTCAAATGTATATCCTTCACCAGGAACTTGTAAAGTATCATTAATAAAGACTAATAGTGTTGATTGAACATCAATATTTGAGGATTGCTTAGCTCTAATCGTAACAGGAACTCCCGCTTTCTTTAAAGTAAATGCTCTCTTAGATCCATCAAATTCACTAGTAATCTTATCCAATACTTCAAGTTCTCCAAAGAACCATGCACTGAAACGATCAGAAATAGTTTCTTCTATAGTAAGTTGGAATTCATCAAAAGTAAATGAAGGATCCGTAGGAATACCAGTGGTTCCCATTTTAGGAATAGTTAGGATTTGTCCATCTGAATAACTATATCCAGTATTTTTTATTTCAAAACTAATAACACTAGAACCCTGACCAACCACTATATCCACCGTTGCTTGAGTTCCTATACCAGAAGACTCTGAACTATAAATTAGTGGAAGATTAGAGTATGAGAGTGGATCATCAATCACCACATCCATTGCTCTATTAACCGATCCTCCTCTAGAATAGAAGTGAGTTCTCGTAGATACTCCAGCATTAACGGTAAAGGAAGTAGAACTATCAACTTTTAAAACAGTAGATCCATCAGCACCAGGATCACCTTTACTATCTGAATTATTTGAACTTCTAGGTGCAATAAGAGCAGGTTGTATTGTACCTCCAGAAACGTAGAATGTTGGGACAGTTGATATACCAACATTTACTGTAAATTGAGTTACACTAGCCACTCCAGTAACAGGTGTTCCGCCATATGCAGGATCACTTGTTCGAGGATAAGTATGAGTTGCAGCACCATCATCTAATGAACATGTAAATGCTAATCCAGTCATCACTACATCACTTGCTTTACCACTTACGGATAGTCCATGCTCACCCGATGTAGTAACTGTCATAATACCCGTAGAAGCGGTATATACGGCACTCTGAACGCCCACAGCAGGAAGGTAATCGCATGTGAATGCAATTCCTGATAACTTAACTTCTTGACCCACCAAGAGTCCATGAGGAGTCGATGTAGTGACCGTAGTAATACCTGTTACAGAACTATATCCAACATTAGTAATTGTTCTTGGTACATAAATCACTTGACCATTTGTAATCGCAATTCCAGTGATATGTCCATCAGTAATAGCAGCAGTACCTATTCCTGTTAAATTAGGAATACCAAGACTTGAAGTTTGTATTGCTACATTAACAGTAGTTTGAACTCCTACTCTATAACCAGATCCAGTATTACCAATACTAATTGAAGTAACTGTACCAGCAGCAGAGATAACAGCAGTTCCACCAGCAGCAACAAGAGGTTGATAACCTAAACCGTTAGTTGAACCTACTGATACAATCATACCCCTGACAGGAATAGAACCGCTATTAGGGTCATAGGCTTCAGATGTGGCTGTTCCTGTGAAAGTGATGCTACTTATCCCTGTAAGACCCTCAGATAAAGTATAATCTTGATCTACTGTTAAATCTCCTGTTGGTCCTTGGAATATACCGTTTATAAGAACAGTACAGTTAGCAGTAGAGAATCCACCAACGTTTGCTTGATCTGATGTTAAAGTAAATGTTTTTCCAATACCATTAAATTCATCAGAAATATCATCAAAAACTACGTTCTCTACATAAGGTCTATTAACACTACCTTCAGCTGCAGATCTCATAAACGATCTACCTTGGAACATAGAGAATGTAGTTATTCCTACCCAATCTCTATCATCAGGAGGGTTAGTTGTAGAACTTATAGGAGTAGGACCTTGAGGTGCAGTAATAAAGTTAATAGTGTTATCAATAATATTATAATCTCCTGTAATTTTACTTACAATGGAATTTGCGGTGTGAACTCCAATATTAGTTCCCATCCAACCCCGATCTACGAGAATATTATTTGTAGCTCCATAACCAACAGTATTAATCTTCATTATTTCTTCACTAATTCTAACTAAGTCACCACCAAAGAATGAAGTTACACCAACAGTTTCAAGAACAGTTCCACCTAAAGATAATTCAGTAGTTATTCCCGTGGTAACCGCAGTTGCAACAATAGGAGATTGAATAGCATTATCAAGAGCAATTAAACATTTTGTATTTTGATCTTGTGCTGTTATCGTATGTGCTGCACCAGCACCAACAGCTGATAGATGTAAAATGTTGGGAACTTCTTTTAATGCATCTTCTGAACTCTTAGCAAACTTAATAGTACGTTCATCAATTTTAACAATATAAGTTGTTGATGGTAAAAGATCCGTAGATCCATATCCAGATATTGTAGTAGTAGCAATTCCAATTGGACTTCCATCTGTAGGATATGAATATTGAACTTCTTCACCAGTAACATAGAAATGCTCTGGAATTGTAACAGTATTCTTAGTTAAATTAACAATTGTTGAATCACTACCATCAAACTCTCTTTGGAAAATATTTCTTCCATCATGTTGTAAATTAAATGCTCGAAGAACATCAGTTTCAGTACCAGTATAATCTCCATACCCAACACTAATGGAAGCATTATTTAAATCTATCTTATTAACTGTATCTCTATCATCGTTTCTGGCAGTAATTTCAAGACCCATCTGGAATACACGAACTGATGCAGCAATACCTGCATTAGGAGTATACATTAACTGAGTATGAGAAGTAGAAGTTGAAACTGCAGCTCCTACAGTTCCTATTCCTGCACCAGCACTCAAAATACTTGCATACTCTGTGATGTATGCTTCAGAACTGTCATTTAAGACAATTACTTCAGATACTTCATAAACATTATTAGTGGTATCTTCTACACTAAGTAAATAATATGCCGCATTATGGTCATTAATCGCAGTAGTATTATTAATTTCATATTCCGCAATCTTATGTGCGAGTGGGGAAGATGAAGATGGAATTGCAGTAAATGCCGAATCTACAAATGCAGTATCAAAAATACCATCACCAAGATATACAGTTCCAATACCTGTTCCCCCAGCTCCTGTATTAGCAGCTGCCATAGCAATAGTTAAAGTATCTACTGTACAAGCAACACCTGCATTAGGAACAAAATCAATATTAAGAGGACCAGTTGACATGGATGCAATATAAGTTCCCAATCCTGTTCCACTATAATCTTCATCAGCTACAGTTGTTATTTGACCATACTCTAAAAGTTCTACTGTTGTACCGTCATGGAGGATATTTAATTCATCAACTTCCCTAAGTCCATTATCAGAATCAATTTGAACTAGAATCTTTGCACTTCTATAAGTAGAACCTATACCAACAAGAGTAGTAGTAGTTCCTTCAGCAACAGATACTTGAGTTGATTTAATATCAACAGAACTTCCTAAAGTAGTTGATCCTATTCCTGCAACTGTACTG